AGTTTCTGTACATGGTGCAATCCAGCAGGTTACTATTATGAACCAAGAAAACAACCAAACTTTAGAAACAATTAGAAACTATAATAGATACCTTGCCTCTGTTGTCCCAGTTACTCAGTCGCAGAATGACTTCGATAGTCATTTAAGTTTCGGTCTTCAAGGATCTAACCACAGAGTTCACGGTAACTTTTTTAATAACCCTACTGGATTCTGTATCCCTTTATTGACCGGTTTGCTTAATAGTAATACCCCTATCCCTCTAGGCAATAACGGAGTTCGTGGTCTTATTATTCAGTTAGAATTAACCCCTGATAATATGCTTTTGCATAATTTTGATCGTGGATCTAATACAGACGCAACAGCCAACGGCGGAGCTTTCTATCAGCTCAGAGATTTAACTCTTACTTATGAATTACTAAATGTTGATAGTTCTAGTCAGTCACAAATGGGTATCCCAAGTTCAGGGGCATTTAGTTACAATTCAGTCGGCAATATCTACTCTGTTATTAATGCTTCAGACCATACTCAGACATATAATCTAGGAACAAGTAATACTCTATCTATTATACATAATTTCGTTCCTACAACACAGATAAATAACTACCTATTTGATAGTCTTCGCACCCCTGCCCTTAAAAATATTGTGAATAACAACTATGGCGAGGACGTTGCTGTTAATGAGGTTATACATGCTAGAGGTGGACGTAATTTCCCTATAGATTATGAAATAGATGAAACCGTGCCTAATGCTAGTAGCACCCCAATCTCTAACCTAGATATGAACTTTGTTAATGCTATTAAACCAATACCTAAATATAATCATTCCTTAAAATCACTCTTTACAGAAACGAATAAGGGTTCTAAATTTAATTATCAGACTAGGACAGAATACCCTCTATCTTCTGAATCCGCACTCTTTCAGAATGATTTAAACGCTGGAGGTCAGGTTGTGCCTAATAATAAAGTATACGGTATAGGAGTTTCTTTTGATAATGTTTCTAAAGTCGGAGTGAGCTTTAAGGATACGCCTTATAGTCTTCGCATTAAATCAGCCCTAAATGGTAACAGTCCTAATAGCATCTATACATATACATTTAATAAGAATACACTACTTTATTCGCCGAGCGGAGTTATGGTTCAGAACTAAATATATTTTTTTAATTTTAATTTTAATGTTTTTTTATTTATAATTTTTTATCTTTATAAATAATATAAATGTCTGCTCAACCTAAGAAACTCGGATTGAATGATTTGCCGTCGGCTTTAAATTTAAAACCTATGGCTGTTGTTGAAAACATGAATGTAGAAACAAATATTTTAGACCCTGTTGTTGTTAATAGGGATTTCTGTAGATTTGTTTTAGAGAAAAAAGGCGTTCTTGATTCTGGATCTATTTTTACCTTTAGAATTATTGCTCCTAATACTGATATGAATGCTAACGTTTCTTTACCTATTCGTGCTGGAATTCACTCAGTTATACGTAATGCTACCCTTAAAATAGGAACTAAGATTATTAGTCAAGTGCAAGATTATCCATATTATAAAGTTATTAAACGCTGTTTTGTTTCACAAGAAGAAAAGGAAGGTAAACACTTTTTAAAATATGGCACAAATGACGGTCTAGCCCCATCTGTTCAGGCTTCAGCCACCCTTGAAATGAAAAACGGATTTCTTACTGGTAATAACCGCCTTGATTATCTTGCTACTACTATTGAAAACGATACAAACAGAACCGCAGAATATCAGATAAAACTCTCTGATATTTTCCCACTCATGAGAAATATCCAGCTACCTCTATTTGTTATTAATGAACCTGTTAGTGTTGAATTTACTTTTAACAACCCTACTACTGAAGGCGTTATCAATATTTCTAGACCTGATCCTGGAGGCATTATCTATAACCCAGTAGCTCAGCTTGACCCTAATTCCGTTCAGATGGTAGCGGATTATCTTACTTATGACGCTGTGACTATGAATGAAACCGCTAAAGAGGTTATGTCTGATACCGGTCTTTTAGTTCCATATGAGGATTTGATCCTTACAACAAATCAGATACCAGTCCCTTTAGTTGCTGGTCAGACCCATACCACAGATATAGCTGTAAGTGGACGAAAAGTTCGGTCTATTGTAGTCCATACTAATAGATTTGCTACTAATGAAATACATGGTATCTATACAAGTGAAGGTTTACGTAAAGGTGAATCTTATAATTTCCGTATTAATGATACCAGCATGTATCCTAATGACGTGAACAAAGAACACAAAAAACAGCGTGAATTAAGTAAAGTTTTCGGTGTTGATATTCAGATACCTAAAATAGAGTTTGACCTTGACCTTCAGGTTGCAGATGACGGCACAGAAAATCAGAACCTTATTACTGATGCAACAACTTACATGGGACGTGTTCAGCGTGGTGCATTAGAAGCAAAACACAACTATATAGGCGTTGATCTTAGAACTGATAATAGCCCTTCTGTAGGCAACGGTCTACAGGTAGGACAGAAACCCATACAATTAGTTAGAAAGTTTGATAAAGTTCTCGGTGCTGAAGCCCAAGCATCTACACAGCGTATTTTTGCTATGGTTGAGAGAGCTATGGTTCTCAAAGATGGAAATGTTAGCGTCACCGCTTAGACAAATCGTCACCTACCGTCACTTTTTTCGTCACTCTTCTTTTCTTACCTATTTCCGTATACTTTTCTATAATAATCTTAATATATATACCATTATATATATTAAAAGTGACGAAGTGACGAAAAAATAAAAAAAGTAAAATAAATAATTGTAAAAATAAATAATAGTGTTTATATTTTTGTATATATATAGAGAAGGGTTGAGGATTTATAATCACCGTCATTTCGTCACTCCGTCACTTTTTCGTCACCCATTATAAAATTAAAAATACTAATATATTAATATATTAATAATGTCTGAAGAAGGAGTAGGATTTACTTTAGAGGATTTTAATGATATGGCTTCTAGATATAATGCACTCAAAACAGAATATAATAATCTGAAAAAATACAATAAAGATTTAGAAAGAGAACTAAAAAGTTTGAGCCGAAAATATCAGGGACGTATAAATAAAAATAAAAGTTATATTGATAAAATAGTAGCCTTGTCTGATAATTACATGAATACAATAACAATATTAACAGATACAATAAGATTAATTAAGGAGGAAAAATTAATAGACGATAAAAAATATGTTATTGAATTTGAGGAAATAAATGTAGAAGAATATTAAATGATAGAAATAGATCTAGACTTATATTTAACAAGAGACGAACAAGAATATTATAGGGATTATTTATGGTTTATGACTAGTAATAATTATTTTGATCTGTTGTATTATTTGAAAAATAAAAATAAGTTCTTTAAGTATAATGAATTGTAGAACTATATGGGAATATATTAATAATATGTTAAATAGACTATTTAAGGAACTTTATAATCTCAAGGATTTAAAATTAAATAAAGATTAATAATATCTAATTAATAAGTATAACTATGCCCTTCCTCTGTGTTTTCTGTGAAAAAGAACGCTGTTACTTAACCTATCTATGTGATAAATGCAGAGAGCAAAAACACCTAAAATTATTGTATGGTGACCGCTATGATGAGATAGTAAAAAATGTATTATTAAGAACTAATGATAAACAAGAATACAAAATAAAAGAAGAAATAAAGAAAGATATTCAATCAAAAAAAAAGGATATTGAAAGTGGTGACGAGACATATACACAGCCTAAAACAAGAAGTAAAACTTAATTATTCTTCAGGCATTTCTTCTTTGTCTTTTTTAGATTTTTTAGCTGGTTTTTTATCAGCCTTTTTACCTTTTGGTTTATAAGTAGCATTAGCTTTACTCATAGCTTCTTTATAAGAAACTTTATTTTTAGAAGCGTATGCTTTAACATGTTCAATCCATTCATTTGCCATTTTATAATATAGACATATATAAAAAAATTTATATATAAACTAAACAATTTTTAAATTTCTCTTTATGAATAAATAAGGAATGTTTTATAGTTTTTTCGTGTCCATCTTTTTTCCTTAACTGAATAACTGAACCACATTCACAAGTATATTTAGTTTTAATCTTATCTATATATTTTTGTTTATCTTCCTCCCTATAGATTGAAAATAGTTGAGTATTCAATTCAGGTTTAAGAGTTCTTAGATAATAGTCTTCTCTTTCTAGAAGTTTCTTATTATTATTAGGTAGATTATTAAGTAATACAATTTCTAGCACTTCAACGATACAATTAGAATAATCTCTCTTTATTTTACATTCTCTAAAGTGTTTATATAATTTAGAGTTTGTTTTTGGATCAGTTGCACAGTTAGCTCTAAAATAATGTCTTTCTAATCTATGATTAAGATTACAAGTAGACCCTATATAAGATTTACCTTCAATAGTTAATTTATAAATACAATTAAAATTTACTTTAGATTTACCCATTTTATTATATATATATATTAGAAAATAATTTTAGCAACTTTTACGCAAAAGTTAATCTTTTTTAGAATACTTAGTCTGTTCACTTGTAGAATGTAGCATTTTATCTGCTACCTCTTCTTTCTCTTTATTAACGGCTGGAAATTTCTCACTAATATAGATATGTCTTAATAAACTTGTTGAGATTTGTTTCCCAGTAGGTTTAAAAACTTTCTGAATATATTTAGTTAATTGATTAGCATTCATGGGTTTTTTATGTTTAGTTAAAAGTAGATGACCGCTTGTATTAAACTTGAGCCATATATTTAGAATACTATTTAATTTTTTACCTACTTCTATTTTTCGTGTTCCATAAGTCTTATCAGTTTTATAGTTTGATAAATGGAAGAATTTATTTCTAGCACCCTGAACAACTAAATAGTTATTTTCCTTTTTATCACTAGTAGATAATTTATCATATACTTTTTTACTAACAACTTCCATAATATAGTTATTTCTTAGTGGAGGATTTTCTTCGTCCCCTATATATAAATTACCAGCAACCCACATTTGCATTAGATCAAATTCCTTAGGTATAATAGTTTCAGCTGTGCGTTCTTTAAAAACATTCTTGTCTAAGAGTTCATCTTTGTAACCTTTTAGAACTTTTTTTAGTTCAGATATAGTAGCCCAGTTATCAGACTGCTTATTACTTTTTTCTTGGTTATTAATATATTCAGAATATTCAGTAGCATTTTCATCTAAATAAGATCTGTATTTTTTAAGTAAATCTTCATGTTTGTCCTCATCAGTTAATAATGCAACAACAATACTAGACAAATAATTTTTTCTTGTTGTTATTTTAAATTCTTCTAAAACCTTTTTAACCTTTTCAAAGTCTTTAAGAAAATCTATATTCTTTAATTCGGAATCGTGACCCATTTTTTTGTATAATATCTTTAGACTTCTAATATACATAGCCACAGAATTAGATTTTAGGTTTGGTTTCATTTTAATAATCTTA